GGATCTTGGACAATGAAACAGGGTACACTGCAGAGGCGAAGGAAGAGATAATACCTCATCTCGCTAAATGCTTTGGTGTTTACGATCAAGCCTGGCAGAAGTATGTTAATAAGAAACACGATAAGAAGCCAGAATATTTACTCTCCGCACTTTGGATAAACTATCAGAAGAATAATGAATTTAACCCACCCCACGATCATGATGGTGCGTTAAGTTTTGTAATCTATTTACAGATACCTGAAGAACTAAAAAAAGAAAACAAGGCTTATGTTGGCAGATCCGCAGGACCTGGTGGTATACAGTTTTTGTACGGTGATGGACCGAGAGAAGCTATTACTTACATGTCTCACTTTCCTGAAGAAGGAGATATGTTTGTATTTCCAGCGTGGTTGAAACATTGGGTAAGTCCTTTTAAATCTGATTGTGTAAGAATATCTGTATCGGGTAATGTACATGATTCGGCTAAACTTAATAATATTGAAAGAGTTGTTAAAAATTACGAGGATAAAGATGGACCCAAGAAATAATATCTTTTTATTAATTGGTGCAGCTCTGTTGATCGGGAGCCTGGGTTCGTTGCTCGTGATCCTGACGTTATGATTAAGTATAACCAGAAGTATACCTATACCCAAGGTACACAGATCACGGACCAAGGAACACGGAACTATGATATTGCTGGGCAGAGATTGCCGTCGGTCACAACCATTCTAGGTAAAACTAAAGACAACACGTTTCTTAAAAAGTGGATTAAAGATAAAGGCGAAAAAGAGGCAGAAAGAATTAAGAACTTATCTTCTCGTAGAGGTACAGCTATGCATAGGTATATAGAATACTATTTACAGCAGAAAGGGTACGAAGATATGACAGCCTTTGGACAGGAGGCAAAACGTATGGCTAGGAAGGTCATAGAGACTGGTTTAGCACCTGTGAATGAATACTATGGGTCGGAGGTAACACTTTACTATCCAGGCCTGTATGCAGGCTCTACGGACCTTGTATGCCTACATAACGATAAAGAGACCATTGTAGATTTTAAACAAGCAAACAGACCCAAGAGAGAGGAATGGATTACCGACTACAAGTTGCAAGGCGGAGCCTATGCCATGGCTCACGATTGTATTTATGGTTCAAAAGTAGAACAAGTCGTGATCATGGTGTGTACACCAGATTTATATTACCAAGAATTCAAGATTGATGGGGATAACTTACGAAAAGCAAAACATGAGTTTTTACGAAGACTCGATCAATACTACAATTTAGAGGAGGTAAAAGATGGCAACAGAGTACAAACCAATGAGAAGTGATATATTCACAGTCTTGGTCAGAAGGTATGAATCAGCAATAATGGATGCACAATTAAAAATTGATTTGATTAATGAGCAACCACAGCTTATACCTGAACACGTAGACATAACGGGTGAAATTGACAAGTTGTTGAAAGTCATTGCGAGCAATAAAGACAAGTTGGCAGTATTGCGACAAGATTATGGCACAAATTAGGCAAAAAGTTCCATGCAAGTTCCATGCTTTTTGGGGCTCATGGAACGAAAATAAGTTGCTATATATAAGGATTTTTTAGACCAAATGACTAAAAAGTTCCACGTTCCATCAATTTATTTTTATCCCTTGTAGAAAAATAAATTTAGTCCTAAAAAGATCTATATATGAGAAGACGTAAGAAGAGATATAAACATGCGATCATAAGTAAAAAGAAATATTACTTTTATCAGATCCGTTGGGTGGACATCACTGGGGACGCAGGTCACGCCACTGCGGAAGAGTTTGACAAGTTTGAGGCAAGCGTTATGCTAACTCAGGCTTATGTTTACAAGAAAACAAAAAAGTTTTTATACACATTTAGTTCCTATGACATCAAAGAGGAATGCTTTTCAGATAGGAATATATTTCCTATTGGGTGCATCATTAAGATGGAGAAGATACAGACATAATAGGATACAAAATGATTGATTGGCTAGTGGACAATCGTTATCTATTCGGCTTCAATCAAACAAGGGAGAAAAAACATGTTCGGAAACAACGAAGAAAACGAAAAAAACAAAATCGAACAACTAGAAGAAAAGGTGGAGGCGTTAGAAAACAAAATCGCAAACATCATGGACGTTCTAGAAATGCAAGATGATGTTGAAGTTGAAGAAGACGATGGTGAAGATATCGAAGACGACGATAGAGATTAATCTTTTTTATCACCCTCGATCTTTTTTGGGTCGGGGGTGACATCTATAATCTGTGAGTAATCATCTAAAATTTGTTTCATTTTGTTTTCTAGTTCTTGTTCTGACAGGTCCTCTAACTTACCTGTTTTTATTATTTTTCTGTCTATGTATAATCCTGCTGCCTTGCCACGATTTGTTTCTGCGTTTACAGCAGCACTCCAAGCACCCTTCTTCAAAGCGGCGTCTTTGATTCGTCCAAGTTCTGCCACATGGGTAGCATAGTTTACTTCATATTTTTTTAATCTCTCTTCTTTTAATTCACCTATGTATTTGACTACAAGTGGGTTCAGTCGAGGGTTGGTAAGTTCAGACCCTTCCTGCCTACAACGCTTCTCGCTGTACCCCGCCTGTTTTGCTGCTTCCGCTTTGGTTAGTGGTCCATCGGGTCCGCCAAATACGAGTAGCTCGGCAAATCGTTTTTGCATTTCTGTTAATCTCTTCGGTAATCCCATATTGACATTTTAGAGTAACAATCCTACAATGTCAATCATGGTAACAACAAAGAAAGATGCAATAAATTTAGAGAAACAAATACAGGCATTAGTTTCGGCGAAAGATAACCCAGGAAAGAGAGGGCCAAACGATTTGGAACAGAGAATAGAAGATCTAACTAACATAAATAAATCTCATCAAAAATTAAATGGTGAATTAAGAGCAGAGGTTATGTTCTACAAAAAGAAAGCAGAACACTATGAGATTATGTCTAAACAGTTGAAGGAAGACAACAAGAAGTTAGCTCAACAAATTAACGATCAGATAGATAGAATACGTAAAGGAATATAATGTTTGTCAAACATCTCCAGGAATATTTAGATAAGTTTACTGACGGCAAGAAAGGTAACGCAGTAAGTAATGCCACTATCTACATACAAGTTGGTAATCACCTTGAAGAGATCAAACGTATTGAAGTACAAGAGAGTAATATTATAGGTCAAAGTGCGATCAGAGTTGTACTAAAACCAGAAACAAGCAGATTAATCATAGCACCTAAAACACCAGAATGAGTTATAGTAAAAGATTATACGAAAAAAAACACTATGGAAGAGGGAGATCAGGTGTGCCATATGTAAGAATTGGTAGTCCACTGTCACCCCAAAAAACTAATGGGACCAGAAGCAAAACTTTACAAAAAAATAAGAAAAGCAACTCCTAAAATATTGTGGCATCGTATAGAAAATTTAGCCATTCCAGGTATGCCAGATGTGTTGGGATACACAGAAAAGTTCTGGTATTTCACTGTTGAGTTTAAAGTCACGAAGAGTAACAAGCTCAGATTTTCTCCACTACAAATTTCGTATCATGTTGCTCATCCACACAATAGTTTTATCTTAGCCGAGGCCCTCGGTTCGGGGACCGTTAAACTTTATGAAGGATCCGTGATCCAGGAGCTTGACGCTTGTGGCTTGAAGCTTGAGCCTTTGTGCTTGGGGCTTGACGCTTGTGCCTTGCATCTATCTGAGCTTGGCGCTTGAAGCTTGACGCTTGGGGCTTGAACCACCAGGTCGTGTCTCGACCTTGGTCGAGACACCAGAGGTAATGGTTGTATAATATTGATCCGTAATCTTTACTTTGAACCGGCATTAGTGTTTTCCATAAGCTATATTCTTAACTTCAGGATCCCAGCATGCACGACAATCTTTACATTCATTATCTTGAGTTGGAGCGGGACAGGTAGCTCCAGATGTCACCACCGTTGAAGTCGTAGACCAGCTCGAAGGTGCTGCCTGGTCCACCATCGGCGCGCTGAATCTAATTGTAAGATTAGCAGGTGCCAGAGGCAGGAAGTGTTTGACCCATGCTTCACGGGTCGGCATCCAGTGTTTTGTGTTTGGCGTTAACTTGCAAACAGCAAAGATCTTGATCAGGTGATCCTCATCCTGTACGTCTCCAGAATCGTGCCATCTAAAATATTTTGATTTTTTTGAATTAATTAATAATGCCATTGCTCCAGTCCAGAGCTCATGTTTAATGCTGGCCAGCCTTCTGTATTGTGCATCTTGTACTACTTTAAAAACATAACAACCTTTAAGAGCGTAACAGCCCTC